GAGGCAGCACGGCAATGCCAGAGCCCGCATTGGCAGCTGCCATCTGTTTGCGGGTATCGCGCAGCACCCGCTCCGACTGGATCTGGAACATGGCCTCATCAGTTGGAGGCTCGCCCGCAGACCAGCGAGTCAAGACCCCGGCCATGGCCTGCAGGCGCTCGGGCATCAGGGCCCACGGTGTGGTCAAAAATTCGGAGAGCAGAAGTTGTCTGTTCATTTGTGTATTCCCAATTGAATGAGGGACCGGGACAACGCCGGTTCATCCTCGAGTGATGGAGCGCCCTGCGCCCAGTCCTGCACGGCCGATGGAGGCAGGCTGAAGGTCTGGGCGATCAGGTTAATTTCGTTGGAGCCCAAAGCGCCCTTTTTGCAGATGCGACGGGCCAGTCTCTGCGCGTTGGACTCGAGCAGATTTCGCAAGCGTAGGCTAAACTGCTGGTCTGGTTCAGGACTGGCGTCGGTGCTGGAATCCTGAGATTCGATTTCCGCGTCCTCTGCGTCATCCTCTTCGACCATGTTCAGCGGCCGCAGCGGTTGATCGAGCCCTGCGATCGGGTTAAGGTTTTCCGAGATGCGGGCCTCATTGCGGGTGAGCCAGCCGTTCTGAATGCCGCTTTGGTAGTAAGCCGATCGACTGGCCGCATCCCCTCGCATCAGGTTGGCAAAGTCAAACTCGATCTCCAGGGCGTCCCCATCGGGAAGCAGGTCAGCTTCGATGGATGCCTCCCAGCGCTCCGCCCAGGGCGTCATGGTGTGCATGACGAATTCCAGGCTTTGCTGCTCGATGTTGGAAAACGTTGCACGGTCCAGGTCCGCAATCATGTGTGGCGGCACTCTGAACAGTCGGGCAATGTCCGTGATCTGGAACTTGCGCAGCTCAAGGAACTGGGCGTCCTTATTTGTGACGCCCACCTCGTGAAACTTCATGCCGTTCTCAAGCACCAGGACCTTGCCCCGGTTCGAACCCGACTGCGCCGCCTGGTAGGACTCTCGAAACACCCGCTTGGACTCCGGGTCCTTGAAGGTGCCCGGGAACTCGATCCAGCCCCCTGTGGGTTTGGCATCGTTGGAGAAGAACCGAGCCCCGTAGTCCTGCGCGGCCAGCGCCATACCCAGGCTTTCTCGCGATAGCTCAATGGGGCTCAAGCCAATCAGCCCGTCCGAAGACAGGCCCCTCAGATGCCAGACCTCCCCACGAGGTAGGACGATCTCGGAGCCTGCCTGATCCCGGATGCGGTATCTGTAGTCGCCCGAGGGGAGCAACTCCATGCGCACCCGGTCAGGGTGAATCGGGATCAGCTCGGTGATCTCTCCCCGGGTGTTGGCCAGGATCTGACAGAAGGCATTACCCCTCAAGGCCAGATGACCCTGCAGCATTTCGCGCCACTCGAATGGGTTCTGGTAACGGTTGGGCCGTTTGCCCAGCAACTGGTAGAGCCAGTGGTCTGTCACCCGGTCCTTGCCACCGTCCTTGCGAGGTCGGTAGACCACCAGGGGGAGCGACGCCATGGTCTCCGAGAGAATGCGCACGCAGGCGTAGACAGCCGCCAGGCGCATGGCCGAATCGGCCGAGACACGCATGCCCGAGATGCTGCGAGCCGAAACAGGCTCAAACCAGAAGTCTCCCCATGGCGAACGATCGTCTGTGGATGCACGAAATCGGTCAAAGAAGCTCAGTAGTCCCATCAGATCAGAGCAGCATCAATTCGTAGTCGGATCCCAGCACCACGTTCTCCCCGGGCAGAAATGCCCGCGAGAGCGCCATGATCAGTGCCACGATGCCGTCGATCTTGTTCTCTGCTCGCTCCTTGCGTGGGTAAATGTTGTCTTTGATGTCCAGGTGCGCCACCACGTTACTGGCCATCCAGGTGAGTACCGGGTCGCCGTCATGGGCGAGCTTTTTCTGAAGCACCAGGGCTTCAAGCGTCTTCATCGGCTCGCTGAAATTCAGCACCGTCGGTCGTACTTCAATCATGGGCAGGCCTTCTGCCAGCATCCGGGTTGACAGTTGGGTCGCCTGAAACGGATCGAAGGCCACCGCCTGCACCTCAAAGCGTGAGGCCATCTCCAGCAGGTCTGCCTCGATCCAGCCGAAATCGATCACATTGCCTGGCGTCACGGTCAGGCGACCGGTGCGCATCCAACCTTCGTACTGACTGTTCCCTGCGGCGCTGACCGTGTCCTCAGGCAGGTAGTACTTGCCAAAGACGGCGTAAGCGTCTGCGATCTCCGGGTGCGAAAAGACCAGTACCAATGCGGCTATGTCTGTCTTGCTGGCCAGATCCAGTCCGATCCAGCAGGGCTTTCCCGTGAAGGCCTCGATGTCGAGCGTCGGATCGCTACAGGCATCCCATGCCCGCATGTCCATCCAGGCGGTGTCTGCATTGACCCACTCGTTCAAGTGCTTGGTCTTGAAGTTGTTGACTGCGCTGGGCAGTTGCATGGCCTTGGCTTGCAAGGGCAGCAGGACTTCTGGTCGCACCGAAATGGCCCAGTTGGGATTGGCCTTGATCAGCGCGGTCTCGGATGTCCAGTCATCCCCATCATCCAAGCCGTAGACGATCCCGAACTGGGTGTCGTCTTCGAACACCCCGTCCAGCAATTTGGTCACAAAGGTCCGGACCTCGTAGCAAATACCAGCACGATTGCTCCCAGCTGTGGTGATCACCCAAAGCAACGAGTTGTCACGCTTGCCAGTCCCGGTCTCGACCACGTCGTACACGGTGCGCGTCTTGTGCGCGTGAAGCTCGTCCACGCATCCAAAGTGAATGTTCAACCCGTCCAGGGTCGAGCCCTCTGCCGAGAGCGCCTCGAACTTTGATCCTGAGGCCAGAACATGCATGTTGTGGGCGCCGACCTCCACCGAAAACCTGCGCCGAAAACCCGGGCTGCGCCTGGCCATCGTCTGCGCGTCGCCAAAAACGATCCTCGCCTGATCGCGGGTCGTGGCCAGGGAATACACCTCGGCACCGCCCTCGCGATCGGCAGCCAACATGTACAGAGCCACCGCCGACGACAAGGTCGACTTGGCGTTACCCCGCGGCACCTCAATGTACGAGCGCCGAAAGCGCCGCGTGCCATTAGGTTTGACCCATCCGAAGACCGTAGTCAGGATGAAGGCCTGCCAAGGCTCCAGTTGGATGGGCTCGCCAGCCAGCGGTCCCTTTACATGGGGCAGCCGCTCAATGAACGCGCAGAGGTTGTCGGCTGGCTGGAAGCTCCTGCCGTCCTTGTCCGTGAGCTTGGGGTTGAACAGGTAGGGGCTCGCCTTGCCTTTGAACTTGGCGAGGTCATCCAGCTGTCGCTGACAGGCCCGCTGCACCCACTGGCAGGCGAGGATCTCTCCGGCCACCACCCGCTCGGCGTACGCTCGTGCGACAGCGGTGTAGCTGCTCGAGCGAGCTTTGGCACGAGCATTCATACGAGTTGATATGTGATATCTATAGTGATACCATTGCAAGATGACCGGGGCCGAAAAAATCCTTGAGCAAATGCGCAAAGCGCCCACGAACGTTCGCTTTGCCGATCTTCAGAAGGTGTGCGAGGCGTATTTCGGAAAACCCAGGCAACGCGGCAGCAGTCACGCCGTCTACAAGACACCCTGGTTGGGAGATCCGCGGGTGAACATTCAAAACGATAAAGGCAAAGCAAAGGCTTACCAGGTCCGGCAAGTGCTGCTGGCCATCGAACGTCTAGGAGCATAGGCATGAACATCAATCACTACACCTACCGGGTTACTTGGTCTACCGAGGACAACGAGCACGTTGGGCTTTGCGCGGAATTTCCCTCGCTGTCCTGGCTCGCGCCCACGCCCGAAAAAGCCCTCTCGGGTATTCGCCGGGTGGTGGCCGATGCGGTGGCCGATATGAAGGCTTCGGGTGAGCAAATACCTGAGGCACTGGCTGAAAAGAAATTCAGCGGTCGCTTCATGGTGCGTATTCCTTCGTCGGTACACCGCGCACTGGCCACTGAAGCAGCTGAGCAAGGTTTAAGCATTAATCGCTTGGTCTCCGCCAAGTTGACGGTCTGAGTCATATCTTTTCCTCACCCAGCGATCTGCTCCCAAGGATCCTCCCGACTTGAGACCGCACTCTCCGTTGCACCCAAGCGGGCTCTCGAGCTTGGCGTAAAACCCAGCTCCGCAGCCAACATGGTCATGTCTTTTAGGTAAGCACGCGCAGCGGTTGA